CGATGTTCTCCGGGACCGACGGTCCGCAGAACCCTGTCCAGGTGATGTCGTAATACACGGCATGCTCGCGGTTTAACTTCGCCCACATGTCGATGAGGACGGCATCGCCCGCCCGGATCGGCCTGGCCGTGCCCGATTCGGGTTCGTAGTGGGGGTCTGACATGTTTTCATTAACGCCGACAATCGGACCTCCATCGGTCACCATGCCGGCGCGGTCGAATGCCTCGCGAATGAATACCTTGACCGCGTACTCATCAACGGACGCGCCGGCTGCAAGGCGCTCGCCGATCATCCGGAACGCCTGCCCGCGAATCTCATCCACAAGCTTCCCGGCCTCGATATGGCTGCGGTACTGCGCGTCGGTCCAGGTGGCCTCAAACTGCTGGATCAGGTCGGCCGAACTCACAATTTCCACGCCCAGGCTGCGTACCAGCTCGATCGTCCCGGCGTCCACGTTCGAGACGTAAGGAATGGCGCACATCGGCGAATACTGCATCGCAATCCGGCGCGCTCCGTCGATGAGGTAGGCGAGCCCCTCTTTCTGTGAAGGCCAGTTGCCATACACTGCCTTCCGGCCGGGCAGCGAATCGAGTGTGTGTGACTCGATCCCGTGGACGAGCCCCCGCGCTTCTCCCTGTGCGGGAATAAAGTAATACCAACGCCGCGTAACGTGCCCGGTGGGCTCGAAACGCAGCACACGATAGGCCAGCATATCGCGCCGATGGTGATCGAAGAAGAGCCAGCCGTCGATACCCTCGGCGCGGATCGCATCCTGGATGGACGCAACGTCCACATGCTGCATATCACTCATAAAAGCCTTTCATTTTCGCTGGACTCGGCGGCGGCGTCAGATAACTCACCGCAATGAGGCAAACTACCGATGCCGCGACAGCCGGATAGACAGCCTGGTCGGCGGGGTATTGAAAGACGTTACACGCCAGCGTAACCACCGTTCCCGCGACTATCGACGTGATCGCTCCTGCCGTGGTGGCTCTCTTCCAGAGAAAGACTGCAAGCACTGCGGGTGTAACGGCAGTCCCGTAAATCGTGTACGCGTAGACCGCGGCATTGAGCACCGATTCGAATTGGGTGGCCAGCAGGAAGGCGAAAACGCCCAGCAGCACGACGATCACGCGCGAGGCGATGAGCGTCCGCTTTTCGGACGCGTGGCGATCGATGAAGCGCAGGTAAACATCCTGAATGAGGTTCGTTGCCGGTGAGAACAGATAGTTGTTCGCCGTCGAGATTACCTTCGCGAATACGCCGCCCAGGAGAAGCGCGCCAAGCAACGCCGGCAGACCCTCGCGCGCTGTAAGAGGAATGATTTCCCGCGGATTTTCCGTGTGAAAAACACTCGAGCCAATCACCGCCAGAGTGATCAGCAGTGTTTCCAGCAGGAGAGTGCCCGCGATCCAGCCATAAACCGCATAGCGCGCATCACGCTCCGATCGGGCTGAGAAGAATTTCTGGTACATGCTTTGATTACCCACCAGCAGAAGCATGGTTGGAATCAGCCATCCCAGCGCTTGCCACAGGGTCACGTTACCCAGAACCTGGAAATGTGTGGCCGGAAGCGCAGCCCTGACGTGTCCCCAGCCGCCTGCGCGCGTAAGCAGAACCGGCACGGCGATTACGACGATGACCGTCACCATGCTGCCGATGATCAGATCCGTGTACGCGATGGACGCCATTCCGGCCGCCGCCGTAAAGATGATGACGAACGCAGCGATGATGTACATGCCGTTCCGCCTGTCCAGACCGGGGAAGATGAGGTGCAGAACGTCGCCGCCGCCCTTGAATTGATAGCTGGTGATGACCGTATATGCGATCACGATCGCCACTGTGGCCATCACTCGCGCCACGGTGTTGTATCTCGCCTCCAGCAGATCCGGAACAGTGAACTGTGCGAACCGCCGCGCACGGCCCGCGATAAACCAGATCACGACCAGGCCCAGCCAGCCGCCCGCCGGCTGCCAGAGTGCGGCGAACCCGTTGCGATAAGCGTTTTCCCCGCCGGCAAAAAGGCTGCCCGCGCCAATCCAGGAGGACAGGAGCGTGAACACCAGAACGGGCCACGCCAGTTTCCTGCCGGCTACGAGGAAGTCGGCCCTGTTTCGGACCGCCAGCGACTTGTAAATCGCTGTGGCCAGCAGCGCCAGGACGACGATGGCAATAACGACAACGTAGATCATTCGGCGGGCGCCTCGCCGTTCCGGTGAACGGAACAGTGTACGTCCGTGTGCACGCTAAGAATCCCCGCCGTCGCCCGAGCGCTCGACACCCGAAACGTCAGCGCGTCGTCGATCCAGTCCTGAGCCGTGCCGTCCGGGTACTGCGAAGCCACGGTGAGCGTGTATTCGTGTTGAGCCAGCATGCAGGGAAAACTGAATTCTACTTCGACCTGATCCCCGGCCGCGACTGCTCCGAGTTCCCTGCCCTCCACTCGGGTGTTTGTTCCGAACGCATCCACCCCCAGCCGATTACGAATGAGAATGCCGAAAACAGGGTTGACGACATTGGTCCTGAAACGCACGCCAACGCGGATGTGCATGGGATCGCCGGATACGAATGACCTGCAGGAGCGAAGGTTCGCGTCCATGACGTCGATGCCCGTGATCCGGCTGGCGCCATCTCCGTGCCGCACGGAATTACTCAGATCGGCTGCCGGGCCATTCTCGGCCGCCGTATCGCGCCGCAGGGCAAACGCAATGTACTGGTTGGCCGCTTCGGAGGGAGTGCCTGATATCTGCACTTCGCCGTTCAGAAGGAATATCGCTCGATGCGCGAGGCGCTTCACCAGGCCCAGATCGTGTGAGACCAGCAGAACGGTCACTCCCTGGCCGGTGAGCTCCTCGAACTTGCGGACGCACCGGACAGAGAACGCGGCATCGCCCACTGCCAATGCCTCGTCCACGATCAGAATGTCCGGCTGCACATGAATCGCCGCCGCGAACGCGAGCCGTACGTACATGCCCGACGAGTATTCCCGGACCGGACGATCCATGAACTGACCGATGCCGGCAAACTCCTCGATACGGGCAAAGAGGCGCGTCATCTCCGCGCGCCGTATGCCCATGATCTCGCCGTTCAGATAAACGTTTTCTCGGCCGGTGAACTCGGGATTAAAACCCGCGCCGAGTTCGAGGAGCGAGGCGATCCGACCTTCGGTTAACACCCGCCCCGAAGTTGGTTGCAGAATCCCGGCGACGATCTGCAGTAACGTGCTCTTCCCCGATCCATTGGGCCCGATCAGGGCAACCACTTCGCCGCGATTCACCTGAAAGGAGACGCCGCGAACAGCCCAGAAATCCGTCACCCGCCGATGCCGTTCCGGGGCGATGGCGTGCAGAAGCCGTTCCGACTGGCGCCCGTACAGACGATATGCTTTGGAGACGTTCTGGACGGAAATCACTACAGATGAATTATCGCCTGCTGGCGCTCAGCCGCTCTGCTGGCTTCTCCGAACGCCTGCCGGAAGCGGCAGCCGGTGGCCCAGCAGGCACATCTGGTCGAGCGCGAAGAGCACCACCGACTCGTATCCGAGCCCTTCCGCCATTCGCGCTTCTTTCTGCCATGCAGTGCTGGAATCGCCATCCCCGACCAGATGGCTGCGCTGCTTCGGCCCGAAGCCGTACTGATCGCCCGTCCTCATCGAGGCCAGGCACACGTCCAGATTCCGCGACGCCGTGTACGAGAAGTTTTCCGTCTTGAGGCACCTCAGATTCTGCGGCGTCCAGTAATCCGACGCGAAGTTAACGCTCTGCATCAGCGCCGTATTGTTCGTGTCCGGTGGATACAGCACCTCGACGCGCGTGTGCGCATAGCTCGCCCGAACGAACTGCGCTATCGCCTGCGTATGCGCCGCTATGAGACCCCGCAGGAACGCTGTCTCCTGGGAGAGCGCGGCGGGATCTGTGGAACGATCGGTGATTCTGGGCAGTGGGCGCCCGTATGCCGCCTGGAACGCCGACGTCGTGTAAGCATCGTAGAACGGCAATCCGGATTTGTCATCGGGAAAGTACCACCATTGAATTTCGCCAAACTGGATGTACGGGGTCAATCCACTCGCGTCCTGAATCGCCGCAATATCCGCATACACCTGCTGCCAATAAGCCCGGCTCGTCGGTGAGAAATTCGTTTGCAGCGCCGGAGTATTCACGAAAACAGGGTTCCCGCTGGGGTAGACCTGAGCAATTCCAGCGGCTGGGGAACCGTCTCCAAACTGCAGCTCCGTGCTGAACGCCGTCACGCAGTCGAGTCCATATGAATGCAGCGTCGAAAAGAACGACTTTGACCAGTCCCGTGCCGCGCGGTTAAGCCGAGGCGTCGCGTTCAGGTCCGTTAGCCATGCGCCGTCCTTTCCACCCGCCAGCGTCGCCCCGGACGCGATCACCTGCAAACCGGAATCGCCTGCTCCTGAAATCGTAATGGCATTGCCATCGCCGCCCAGCGATCGCGATTGCAGCGTGAGTACATTGCCGTCCGCGCTTGCCCATACAGCCGTCGAACCCTGATTCAGGATCAGCTCGAAGGCCTTCGCGATCGTCTCTGCCGTATCTCCGTAGAGGTTCACGTGCGAGAGCGTCGTGGGCTGCGCGCCTTGTCGCCCCACCAGTACCGCAGTTATCGAGTTCGGTATAGGAGTTCCCAGAAAGGTTAACGTTCCAGTCGCGTACACGTTTTCCGGATTGACCAGCTCGAAAAACCACAACGCGCCGGCATAGTGATTCACTCGGCCATGGAACCCCAGCGACTGGATCATCCACGCTGTGCGCTCCGGGGCCAGAGCGAGACAGTGTTCGGTATCCCAATCGGTAGCCATACCCAAAACGGGCTCTGCGGGAATACCGGGAAGGGCGGCCGTTGACACAACGACTTCGAGAAAGTCGAAGTAAACGACGCCATCCGCAGTCGTGCTCTGAACTTGTACTGTATGCCTGCCCGCAGGCAACTGCTCCGCAATTCGCTTCCTCGCCAGAATATCTTCGCCGGCAAGGTTCAGCTGAATCGTTTGCGTACTGCCGGAATCCACGCTGACTTGAATCGTCCCTGCATTGAACGCTAATCGTGTCCCCACATACAGCGAGTGAGCGGACGCGCTCTGGTACGTACAGGTCAGTGCCGAACCGGCGGTCTGCGTTAAATGAATCGTGCCGCCTGAAAAGTTTCCTTTTGCGGACGTCCAGTTTCCCGAGTATCTGATCCGAGCATCGTCGTCCTCAATACGAAACCCGTTCGGGCCATTAACGAGGTACGCGGTATTGGACCCGCTTACCACCCAATTCGTCACCGATACCTGGAACTCTGATCGCGAGTATGCTCCTGTTTGAATATCCGCTGCCCACGTCCAGCGAAGTTTCCTCACCGAGTTGGTGGGAATTGTCCTCCCGTCGCGGTCCTTCAGGGCGCTGAAGTCCAGTCGAACGTCCCAACTGCTCGGCGATTTGCCTCCCTGCAGCAGGCCACTGGTCTTGTCCCACTTCTCCGATTTTGACCCGGACACATACGTATACACGCCAACGCGATTGCCGTTCGCGCCGGCTTTCCCCGACGTACCCATGTACGAAAGTTGGATTGTCGTCGGCCCCGTGACCACGGCCGTCATGATGTGCGAAAACGCGTTTACCGCATCGGCCAGCGCGCTGATCGTCTTCTCCAGCGTGTCGTCGCCATAAAGCTGATGCGTGTAGTGCTGGTCCAGAAACGAAAATCCAACGTAATCGTTTCCCGTCGCCGTGCCGGTCAGCGTCAGTTCGATTGTGGCCGGTTCTACCTCTCCGTCTGCGGGGCACGAGTAGTCTGCCAGCGGCGCCCAATAAACCTCGTCGCCCGCGCCGGTATCCACAAAGACGCGCAGGTACGGCCAGTCAACGGTGGGGTAAACGTCTGAGTCGAAGGCAATGCAGTTCTGCCGCGATTCGCGGTACGACAGCACGACGCCGCTCAGATCGCCATCCGGCAGATTGCGGAACGGCGGGTGCTCGAAGACGTTGTCGCGATTCCATTCCAGCACTGCCCAGTCGAACTGCTGCCGCCATGTTCCCGAAATCGTAAAGCCGTCGGCGCTGGCCCCGCTTAGCGCGGCGATCGCCGACGGAGTCAGGAAGTAACACTGCAGGTCGCGATCCGGCTGAAGTTTCTGAAGTAGCGCCTCCATGGCTCAGAACCGGATCATTACGGTCAGGTCGCTCGCGGTCACGTCATCCGCCCCGCCTGGCACCGAGGTGACATCAATATTGATTTCGGCGCCCTCATCGATTGGGCCCAGTCCGAAGCCGTCCACACTACCCGATACCGTTGTCCCATCCGCTATCGTAAGAGGACACAGAATGTTGCCGTTCACTGTCACGTTCAGAGTAACTGCGCCGCCGTGCGGAGCCCGCCCAACCACCGCATAAACATCGCGGATCGCACGTCTCTTGTCGACGAAGAGAGGCGGCACGGCGCTCGTCTGCACCGCGACAATACCCTGTATCTGCAGCGCAATCTGCCCCCCGCCCAGCGTCCGAACTCCGTTATCCAGAGTGTCCAGAAGATTGCGCCTGCTCACGTCGCTGTTGCCGAATGAGTTCGTCACGAACAGCTCCGCGGCAGCCGCCCGTATGTGGGGCGCTGTGATGGTGTAGCTGTAATCGCCACTCGCCTCGCTGCCGAAAAAGTTCCGGACGAACGGCAGCACGAAGGTGCTGCTGGCAAGCGGGTACACCGGTGTTCCTGTCGCGTGCGGGGCCACCTGTGTCCCATAAGCTCCGCGCGTTATTGTCAACCCGCCCGTCGGCGAAATACTGCTGACCTGAACTAACTCGGATTCAATCTGCATCACCGACGTTCCGCTCGGAATCGCCGGTCCGTTGACGCTCAGGGACGCCGTGTCCGGGGTCAGCGCTGTCGTGACCGCGTACTGCGTCGGATAACTGAATTCATCCCAGAAGTGAATCGTAAACGTGCCGGACGTGATCGATGCCGTGTTCGTGAGGCTTGGAAAAGCAATCCCGGCAACAACCAGAGTTCCATCTCCGGCCCAGTCCAGCCCGAATATTGGCGCCCCCGGTACGCCGCTGTCCGCTGTCCCGCCCCCCAGAAGATAGCGCGTCACGGGTGAGACTTCAATCGCACACTCCTCGTCCCGGACATTTGCCGAGCGGCCGCAAATCTCGACGAACGACAGCGCCGTAGGAGGGACGTCAAAGCTGATTGGCCCCGATGCGCCCGTCGCGCCGAATCGCCATCCGGCTTCAACTACGGCAAACGTGCTGGTTGAGTCCGGCTCCGTGTCCCACGACCCGGTGATGGTCAGCGTCGATGCCGTATTGCTTGAGATCGTCCGCTCCTGGGCGCCCCCTGTCCCGCCGGTAATCCGCACCAGGTACCCGCTGAACTCATTGACCGTCATCTGCAACGCGGAGTTACCAACGGTGGTGCTGCTGTGCGTTTCCGCCGCGGCCTCGGGCGTTAGCTCATAACGCCAATAGAAGTTCGCGTGATCATAGTTCATATCGGGCGGCGGAACCGCCATGGCGGGAAGCCCCGTGTCCGTGAACGTCGGCGCCGGATGTACGCCTGTGGCTATCTGCAGCAGATCGGCTCCGCTGGTCCCTCGATAGACATTGAAGCTCGCCGTGTCCCTCGAGAAACTCATTCCCTGTAACTCAACCGTGTTTGTGCTCGCGCCAGCGGGAATCATGGCCATTACCAGGAAGGACAGCGGACTTTCGTTGCCCGCCGAATCGACCGCGCTCACGGCGTAATAACGTACCGTGCCGCCGGGCAGTGTGCCGCCCGTTGCGCTCGTCTGCACGCCAAGGCTCACCAGTGGAATTCCAGCCGTGGATGGCGCTGGCTTCCTCGGCGCCGTAAACGCCGCGGACAACGTGTAGAATTCACTCCCATCCGTCCGCTGTGTATCCGCCTCTGTAATACCGAATTCCGTGTCGCCCGCTGCGGTTATGACCGACCCGATCAGCGGCCGCGGTATTCCCGTATCGAAAGCCGCCTGGCGCCTGCCATTGCCGCCGCCCGGACCGTCCCCATACCACTGATCGTCGTGAATCTGCGCGGTTACAATCGCCGTCCGGTAGTTCAGATCAGGTGCAATGGTCACCACCCGGAAGAGTTGCCGCGTCCAGTTCTGTTTCGAGTACGTGATCGCGATCAGGTCCCCCGGGTTCAGCGAGACGGCGCGAAAGCTCGTGGAGAACGAGACGTAGCGGTTGCCCTGAAGCGACTTACTCAGGTACAACGCCGCGACCCGTCCCGCCTGCGCAAAATTCGACAAACCGATGGCGGGCAACGCCGTGGTGATCTCCTGCCCGCACAAGGCGGCGTCATCGGCATCGAACATCGAAAGGCTGTCCTGCTGGTACTCATTCAGCTCGTCCTGAAACTCGATGCTCACGAAATTCGGCGTATCCGCCATCGATCGCGAGTACACCCGAAGACTCGAGCTCCCGTCCGCGTTTCGAAGAATCCCTGAGATCGCGTTATCGCCGAACTCGTACGCCGGCCAGCCCGGCCCGGACGCTGCCACGCTGTTCGTGCCTGCCGGCTTCTCTCCCTGCTGGCTTCCAAGCGGACCCTCACAATGCAGTTCCAGCCTTCCGTCAGGTCCGGTGGCGAAGTATAGGTTGGAGGCAGTTCTGATCCCCCGAATGACGTCGCCAACGCTCCGCCGCGTCGTCAGGAGAAGATTGCACGAGTAAGCCGGAACACTTGTCGGATTCCCATGCGCGTCCGCTGTCTGCACCGGCGTTGAACAAACCGCTGCGGCTGTTGCGAACGCCCCGGCATGAATCTCCTCCGAGCTCCATCCGCTCCTGCGCAGAAGGTCGAGCAGCACCCATGCGGGGTTGTTCGTGTATCCGAACTCTGTCGCGTGTCCTGCGGTATCGTACTGTTGCAACTGCAAACCCTGAATCAGAATGTCGATATGCGGTAGTGTCGTCCCATCCGAAATTCGGTTCGGCACAACCACCGAAAGATATGCCATGCTGCCGTACGGATCGCCGCTGAAATTTCCCTTCCCGTCTGTGTAATCGGGGTCGAAGGTCCCGTCTCGCACCCCGCTGCCGAGCATCGTGAACCAGCCGGTTGCGGTCATGTTCGTTCCCGGCTGTCCCGCGGGTATTTCGATGTTGTTCACTACAACCTTCAGCACACCGGAAATATGCCCCAGCCCCAGCAGAACCTCCATGCGGGTCAGGTTGCCATCGTTACGGGCAAAGACAACCGGCGGAGTGTACCACCCTGTTCCATACGTCAGCGGAACGTAGTCGTTATAGCGAGCCTTGTTGTCACTTACCACCGACCAATGATAGGACCGATCGCCATAACTTCTCACCAGAATCGATGACGGTACAAATTCCAGTCCTCCAAATCGCCGCGTTACGCGATTCTGGGTATCGGAATCCCACATACCGCGCAGCTGGCACGACGCCCTGGTATGGTCACACGACTGAAACGCGGCGCCATTGTCCAGGTTTCCGCACCCACCCGGCACGTCCGCCGAATATCCGCAGGCGTAATACCGTGAATACGTCCCCTTGCCGCCACCGCTGACCGCCTCCTGCCGCTCCTCCACGCTTGCCGGAAACACCCACGGACACTGCCGCTGAATCCGAACCTGCGGAACGTACGCCCGTTGCAGACTCATGCGATCCGCGAAGCTCAACCGGCAGGTGCTCTCCGTGATCTCCTGGACCGGGTCCGCGATGCCGGTAAAGACGACCCGCGCGTCCGATGTCGGCGTCCCGGACACAGCATCGGCAAACACGAACGACACCGTGACCCGCGTGCCTTTCCATCCATATTCCTGCTCCACCTCCGAGCAGATCCCGTCGGCATTTGCGAGAACCACCGTGAGCCCGGCGGACCCATTGCTGGCCGTGTCCAGCGAGGCTCGCAGTTGAAACGCGTTGTGCCGCAGCACCCGTTGCACATAAGCCTGGCCCGCCACCGTGATCGCATGCGTACTCCAGTGTTCCGTCGCGCCGCCCGGCAGTGCAAAGTCGAACAGGAATATCGGCGTATCGCAAATCTCGGCCTGCTTCAGTTCGTCTATCGTCGCCATGGCGTCTGCCCCGTGGTTCTGATCCGCAACGCGCACCGGTAAACTCCCGGCGCAGTTGCCGTCATCTGCAATTCGTCCTGGTCGAATCGGCAATTCTCATACACACCACCGCTGATTGAGGTCCGCTTATACGTGCCCACCGCGGGTTGCGCCTCCACTTGTGCTCCGAATACCTGCACCTGCGCGCCACTGGGCACTTGAATTCCGAACGCGACACCGTCTCCGCCCGAAACGGCTCCCGACATCGCCGAGCGCCTCCATGATCCCGTCGTGATCACCTCATCCCGAAGCGTCGCTCCGTTGCAGCTCTGCGTCAGCCAAACCGTTTGTGGGACATCAGACCGGACATACACGCTCAGGCAGTACCGATAACCACCGGGACCGTTGATCTGTTGCGAAACCGCCTGGCTCGCTTGCGCCGTGTTGGTCATTGTCATCCCCGCCGTGCCCCCGAAAGGATCTGCCGCGCCGGGGGTAATCCGGAGCAGCGGTCCCGGCGCCCAGCACGATTGCGTGAAATCCTCACTCCAGGCCAGTAGATTGTCGGCGGCATCAAGCATCGTGAATGTCTTCAGCCCGCCCCGCGTCTGCTCAAAAAATCCCTGTAATGTCTGGCGCTCGCATTCGGCTAATCCCGTGTAAGTCAGATTCCACGTGATTCCCGTAGCCGGCGCGTCACTCAGCATGGCCTGGCTGCCGTCCATAAAGGGGTTCACCACGGCCCGAAAGGTATCCGTCCATCGCAATGGGAGTTGCGCCACCGCGCCGGTGCTCAGTTGTGGAAAGTAGATCATTTTACTGGCCGTTCGTTCTGATCATCAGGGTTGCTCCCCCGCGGTTAATATCTGTTACCCCCCCGTCCAGGCCTTGCTGATCGAAACTGCAGTTGGCGTATGCTGTCCCGGTGACCGGGTCGGTAAATGCGAAGCGCCCCGCCATCCCCCCCTGCGCCCGGAAAAACTGCCGGAGTGCCGACAATTCGCCTTCATCCACGCGGTCCAGCTGAATAACCCAGCGGCGGACCGGCTGTCCGTAGTTGCTGTATCGCTGCTCCGACCCGTCCACAAACCGGAGTATCTCAGTGCTGTATGTCGTCCGGCTCTGGAAAGGATATTGGGCGATCGCTGAAGTTCTTAATGCGGGAAACGTCATCGCCATCGCCCTATAACTCGCCTAATACGTCATTCAGGGCGTGCGACTGTAAAACAGCCGCCCGCACCGCCTGAGCAATCTCGTCCTTGTGGTCCAGGAACGACCGGCTATCCATGGCGTTAACCTGCACAATGACCGTCCCGCCACCACTCGCGCTCGCGCCCGGCGCTGGCCCCGGTGCATTCAACGCCGTCTGCGGTTGTGAATCGGCGCCCGGGTTCAGAGTCGTTTCCGCCAGGGATCGGCCGCTCGAGGCGATCGTCGCCTGCACACCAATCGGCGCTGGCAGCGAAAATGGTTCGGCAACCCCACTGCTCTGCGAGCTTGACGCTCCGAACAGGCTCATAATCCCGCTCAGCACAGGCGCCAACAGCCCCCCGCCTCCCAGCAGGCTTTCCGCCGCGCTCTCCACCGCGTTCGCGGCGCCTCCCCCGCGCGCCTGCGTATTCTGTTCCAGCGCCGCGGTATTCTGCTGCATCGCGGCCGCCTGCGCCTCCTGAAGCGCGCTCAGCCCGCCGATCCCGCTGTTCAGCGTGCTCAGGTTCTGCACCACTTCCTGCGCCGTCCGGGCCAGCAATCCCGCGGTCGTCGTGTCCGTCTGTGTGATTCCCGGCAAACCCTGCGTAACCTTCTCGGCCGATCCACCAACTCCTTCGTTACTTCTGCTGCTCGCCATGACTCTTCTCGCGTGCCTCCTCTGCCCTCAGCGTTAATATCGCGTCCACGACGCGCGCCGGCATCCGCTCTGTTGCGCTTTGTCCGAGCGCGTCCCACACGGCGTACGTCTCGAGTAATGAAACGCTCTCCGCGCTGATATAGCTCCGTGGGCACTCCATCGTCCATACGCCATCTCGTGCCCACACCGGCCTGCCTGGCTCGGTGTCCCGCGCCGCAGGATAGCCGCAGTTTCTTGCTCTCTCCAGACCGTTCTTACGGCATTCGTCGCACCTCCACCCGGTCTGATTTCCATTGCGGTGAAAATGGAAGGCGACGATCAGTTTTTTCGCTCGGATTCGCTTAGCGCGCACTGCGCCTTGACTGCTGCTGCTATTTCGCGGGCCAGCCCTTCCGGTCCATCCGAGATCAGCAGGTCCGTCGTCGCCGGGGCGCCGTCAATCGTCAGCCCTTCCATCCATATGAGCCCCCAGCGAATGTATGTCGACTCGATCTCCAGCGCCATCGCGGCAGCTTGCAGCCGGTCCTCTGTCGAATCCCCCGCGGCGTGAAATTCCGCCTGTCGCGACAGCTCGCGCACTCGGCGAATCAGCTCATTCCGGCGCCCTAAAGACATGCGCCGAACTGCGAACCGTACGCCAGGCACGGTCTGCGCTTCCACTTCGACACTGCTCCTCCAGTTCCCCTCAGGCAAACCCAATGTACAGCTCATCGTTCGCGCCTCCCTGCGCACGGCTGTTCTGAAACTTCCACTGCAGCCTGCGCTGTCCGTCGTCGTACGAGGGCACTTCCGGCACTACGCTCTTCAGGTAAATGCCCATAAGCTGACCCTGCTGCTGCCCGAGCTGCAGCATGATGCTGATCGGCGACCTCTGCCGCGCTGCCTGATACAACGAAGTAACACCTGCATCGTCCTGCGCGAACAGGCTTAGCGTCGCGCTGATCGTGCGCGCCCCCGGCGAGATCCCTCGCGCCAGAGTGAACCCGAACTCCTGATCGCGTAACTCCAGATCGTTGTCCACCGTGATCTGCGCCGACGTAACCGTGAACGCCTGCCAGGGTATAACTCCCATCCATGCCTGCCCAAGGTTCCCCGCCACCAGCGAGTACGTCACCATACTCGGCGCCGGTTCCGCCGGCAACTCGCTCAGCCCCGCCTGCCCCGCTTCGAAGCTCCCGCTGTCCACCAGGTCCGCCGCGCTGCCTCGAAATGTCAGGTCATGAAAATCGCCATTGACCCCGATCGTCATCCTGCCGATCGCCGCCCCGCTCACCACCCGTTGCACCGCCGTGCCGGGACTCCAGTAGTCGAACATCGTCGCGCTCGGCAGCTCTTCAGCCGGCATATAGGTCATGGTTGGCGAACCAGCCGCGCCTGCCGCCACCGCGCCCGTGAATGGGGCATTGATCTGCACCGCCGACTCGCTCGCAATGGCGGAAACGAATCGTATCTCGCCCCCCCAGCACACTGCCTGCCCAGGGATCAGCCCGTGCGCGCTCGAAAACGTCACCGTGCTGCCGTTAACCGACGCGACCGGCTTGCCGCCCCAGGCCAGCGGCGTCCCGCCAAGCGCCGCCTGCACCAGCGCGCCGTGTGGCGGCGCCTGCGTCGTATCGCCCCATGAGCACAAATAGCTGCGCAGCTCGAAATCCACGCTCCGCCGGACTCCACTGACTTCCCCCATGTACGTTCTGGTGCCGGTCTTGTCCTTCCGGTGCGGCCGCTGAAGCTTGTAGCTCGTGCTCAGGCTTACCAGCGGCGTCAGGTTCGCCGCGCTGACGCTCGCGGCGATACCGTAGGCCGGCTCCACTCCCACATAAAGGCGATTATTGTTTGACGAAATATATGATGCCATTTCCTCTCCTACTTACTTACATCCACCGCAATCACGATCCGCGCGCTCTGCAGAAAGTTCTTACCGCCGTGCTTTACCGCCCCGAAAGTTACTTCGTAGCCGCCGTTGTACAGCGCTCCGCCGCCCCAGTCTCCACGATTGGCGTCCAGCACCGCCGTAACCGCCTCGACGCACCCGTGAAGCTGATCCTCGATACCGTCCAGCCGGTCCTGCGTAACCAGTGCTTCCACCGTCACCTCCGCCTGCCCGGAAAAGGTCCGAAACTTCTCCCGCAGTGTGTTTGCAACCTTGCTGCACGACACGCGAAATAACGGATAGTGCGCGCCTACGCTCTTTTCCGCCAGCTCGGCGGCCACGTTGCCGCCCATCACCTGCCCCGCCGAAAGCGCCGGTATCGCGATTCCGCAACCGCTGGCCACCTGCGCCCCCGCGGCGCCAAGATTCGCCGCGAGCAGGCTCCTCACCTTTCCGCCAACCTGACTTGCTACCAGAGCCATCATCCCCTCCGCAGTCTTTGGTCGTTCACGATCCAGCGGTCCGCCGCCTGACCCGTTCCAGGTTGAACACCCCCCGATGTCAGCGGCATTGGTTGTATCCAGCTATTGCCCACCGGCAGCGCGGCGGTGTTCTGCTGGCTCAGGTCGTCTGCCTGCGGGCCCGCGTATACGTTCCAGCCCACGATCCCGTCGGGACCGGCCCCCGGCGAAATGACGGCCTGCGTGCTGTCTGTAAGTGCGATCGCCGCGGGATCGCTGCACACTCCCTCGCCCCCGTCAGCTGTTACCCACGAGGTCCCGAAATAGTAAGTTCCCGGCTGCGAGGTGCCCGTCACCGTTGTTATTGCCGGTGCTGCCGGCCTGGGAGCGGGTCTGCAAACCAGGCCGACGCCTGTCTTCAGATAGGCTCGCTTCGCTTCTCCCTGCATCCGGTCGTAGTTGGCCCACTTCCCCTGATACCGGTCGTTCAGCTGGTTGTCATACGCGTCCCGAAACACGAACGCAAGCGTGCGTAACGTGTGCCACCGGCGCAGTATGTCCGTGACGACCACGTCTCCCACCCCCAAAGACCTTCGCGGCGAGATGCCCACGGACGGCTCTGCGCCGCGTTCCGTCTCGAGCAGGAACCGCAGCAGCTCCGCCGCAATCTCGCTTTGCGCCAGTTGCAGCTTGGCCGAGGTGTCGATCCCCTCCGTGCTCGCAACATCCAGGATCGATGTCTCATAGTTCATGAGATCCACGATCCCGCTGATCGGACCATCGTTGAACAGTGCCACGCCGCGCCTCAGTCCTGCGTCCCGGGCCGCACCGCGTTCCGAATCGCCTTCAAATCCTGTTCCGAGAGCACCCCGCCCTGGACGCTCGCCTGCTCACGCCGCCGCGCCTGCTGCCAGCGCTTCTGCTGGGCCTTTTGGAACTCTTCGCGCTCCGCCTCGCTCGCCAGACGCGCGCGACCCTCCACCACCATCCGCGCGGCCAGGTCGCGACGCGCTTCGGTCATCCGCCCCGCCGTCCCGCCGTCTCCGGTTTCCAGGCTCACAATCACCGTGTGCTCGTCCGCTATGTCCGCTTCCGTATTGCGTATCTTCTGGTAATAAGCTCGTAAGTCCATCGCTGTCTTCTCCTCAAAAATCGAAAGGGCGGCATTTCTGCCGCCCTGTTATGCTGCGTCGCTCGGTCCTTCAGCTACGAAAGCAGCTGCACGCCGAAGTTATTCCGCAGCACGCCGCACCCGTACAGCACGTCCACCGTGAACTGCTGAGCCAGCGTGTTGGGTTGATAACTCATCACCACGCGCAGGCCGAAATTGCCCATCTCCGCGTACTCGGCGATCGCGCCCGTACCCGGCAGCGGCTGAGGCAGCCGGCGCACAACCAGACCCATCGCATCCTTCGCGAACGCCAGATTGTGCGTGGTCGCCGGAGAGCTGCCGGTCTTCGGAACGAACTGCGAGCGGAAAATGAAGAAGTCCTTCATCTTTCCGACCGACCCGTCCACCAGAGCCCTCAGGCCTGCCTCGCCCGCTGAATAGAACTCGCTGAAGCGCTGAATCTGCCGCAGCGCCGAGTACGACGTCGAGTCCACCACCAGGTACTTCGCCGCGCTCGCCGGCACCTTCGACTGGAACAGCGCCGTCTCCGCCGCGTCCACCGCTTCTTCGCTGATCGGCGTCCCCGGCGCCCCCACCGCGCTGTTGGCCGTGAACTGAGCATAAAGGCTCAGCAGATCCGATTCGATCTTCTCCGCCAGCGCGATTACCGCCGGTTGCATGTACAGCTTCAGCAGGTCCGGAACGGCCAGCACCTTGGTCACGTCCGGAATCTGGAACGTCGCCTCCGCGTGCGTGTTGAGAACGATCTGCGCGTTCCCCAGATTCGGATTCTGCGGCTGCACCGTGTTGCCTTCGGCAATGTTATTCGCCACCATCACCGGCGGAATCGGCACGTTGATCGTATCGCCCGCCCGCGCCAGAATCGGCTCGTAGTCACGGTTCACCAGGTTGCCCATCACCAGATTGCCCATCAGCGCGGGCAGAGCGTCCACGGCAACCAGCTTCACGATCGCATTCGCGATATTTGCTGATGTAATTGTCGCCATACTCTTTGCTTCTTCTTTCTCCTTGTTTCTTTGTTGCGGCCCGGGCTTCCCCGCCCCGCACTTTCGGTTACAGCCCCCGCAGGGTCTGCGAAGCGAGCCGCGAGATTTCCTGCCGCACCCGCTCCAGTTCTTCCGGATTCATCCCCGGTCGGATTTTGTCCAGATCGAATCCGGACGGCGCCGGCCCGCTCTTCTGCGCCGGCGTCATTCCCGAGCCCCCGCTGATCCTTGCCGGCAGCAGCTCGGGGTTCTCGTTCACGAAGTTGGTCAGAAAGTCTTTCAGCCCAACCTCGCCCTGTGGTCCGCGCGCCACCAGTCGGCCATCCTCGCCGCGAACCACATCGTCCCTGACCGCGCGAAACGCCAGGTCGACCTTGGAAACCCCCAGCCGCTGCAGTTCCGCCCGGATCAACGCGTTCCGGTCCGCCTCCTCGGCCGCCAGCCGCGCCTTCACGTTCTCCTGAATCAACTCGTTCACACGGGTCTCGAGTTGTTCGCGGCGCCGCCGCTGCTCCACCAGTTCCGCTTTGTAAGCCGGCTCTGCCTTCTGGCGCTGCGCCTCCACAAATTCGTCGATCACCCCGCGCACCACCGCTCTTAGGTCCGGCGCGGCCGTCTTCTCCTGCCTTGTCTCGTTTGCTTCCATGACTCTCCTTATTCCGGTGCGCCGGCCTTCAGCCCTCGACGCTGCCTTCAATCTCGGCGGCGATCCGGTCTTTTGTTTCCTGCCTGCTGTCGCACAGATACTTCAGCGCCAGCTTCTTGTACACCTGCTTGCGCAGCGTCGCCGATTCCATCCCCAGACCCAGCAGCGCCTTCGCGTCCGCCAGTTCCGTGCTGAAATCCCCAATGTCGAACTCGTCCATTCCTGTTACTTCCACCGTCAGCCCGTCCTCCCGGGCTTCGTTCACGGCGCGCAGCACGCGCTTCATCGCCTCCTTTACCGCGTCGCCGTACGCCCGCAGCACCTCCTCCGTGATCGCGAAATCCCGCTGTTTGCTCAGCCCCGACTGCGAGCCCGGACCGCCCAGCGATCCCCCCGCCTGCGATACGTAGCAAACGCGGTATATCTCCTCCTGCAGCCGCTGCAGGTTATCCGCGGCTATCTGGTAGACCTTCCCCTCCGGCTCCGTCCATCCGAAACGGTCCTGCGGACCAAGTTGGATGTAGTAGGATTCCCCCACCATCTGGTTCCACTCGCGCTCCGAGTAAACCACCGGCATTGCGAACAGTCCCATGGTCAGCGCCCACGACAGCGCATTGGATTTGTTCAGATGTTCCAGCTGCAGTAGCCCGCACCGGTTCATCAGCCACAACCCCTCCCGAGCATCCACGTCGATAACCGGCACGCGCCGCAGCTTCGCCAGTCCGTGCCGTCCCGCGTCAACCAGTTCCACCGCGCCGGTTGTCGTCTCCGTCCACGGAAGCATGCCGCCCAGCTGCGCCGCCTCTGCGTGCCGGTAAATCCGGAAGCACTCCTTGTCGAAGTACGCCCATTTCGTCTCCCGGATCCATTCCGCGTCTTCGACCCGCGCTTTTCGCAGCGCCGTTGTCCGCAGCACGACCCACTCATAACCGCCGTGCTCGTCGTAGCTCCAGTTCGTCAATTCCTCGGGAGTGAACGCCGACAGATAGGCTCGCGAGACCCCTTCCGCATCCTCCTGCGCCCGCGACTCCACCCCGCCGGCGTGTCGCGGAAAATCAAGCAGCACGTGGCTCTTCCCATACACCAGCACCTCGGTAAACCGCTTCCGGAAAAACTCGGTGAGGCTCGTCCCTCGGACATCGCAGTCTCCAATGAACTGCGCCAGAAATCGCCGCGCGTTGTCGTTAGCGCCGTCGAACAGGATCACCGGCTCACGCCGGAACAGCGTCGCCGTGTACCAGTCCACAATCGAACCGGCGTAGTTCTCATAAAAGAAATGTCCCAGCCTCTCCCCGTAAACTTCTCCGGGCTCCTTCTGCCTCCGGATCAGATACCGGTCGGCATTCGCCCGCAGTTGTTCTCCACCCGAATAAAGATCCCGGTAAGTTCTCCACGTTTGAGCCCGGCTCCGGTACTCCGGATGCTCTCGAATGATCTCCGTCGCGTTGTCCATTGACACACCTTTCCCCGCCCCTGTAAAACTGCAAGTGTTTTCGTGATGGGACAGGCCGCCTAGCCTGCCCTCCTGCGCCAGCCCCGATTCCGCGGCGCTACATAAGCCCGCGCGACTGTGGCCCGAACGGCGCCCTTACCCTGAATTCCTGCCACACCAGATACCCGAGCGCGTCCGATAAGTGCGTCCGTTGCGAGTCCCGCTCCTTATCCACCACGCTGCTGTCCGGCTTGTAAGTTACCTGCTCGAAATCCTTGATCAGTTCTTTGCACTTCGCATCCACGTACAGCGCCGTTTCCCCATCCGCCGATCGCAGCAGAGAGTTCATCATCTGCACCCGATCCTTGACCGGCGGGTTGCTCGCGCCCTTCGCCAGGCCCCACCTCCGATACCCCGCTTCCCGGAAAAAACGGCGCAGCACGTCATAATCCGAGTTCCCGCAGGTCTGCATTCTCTCCCCGGAAGCGTCTCCGTAAATCTTCACGCCTGCCTCCCACATTGGGTAGCGGTTATGAAACTCCTCGCATGCCTGCTCCGTGCTCGCCCGGTGCAGAACAATCTCGTCCAGCACCTTCACCTCATCCGCGCTTCTCTGCGCGATAACCGAGCTCATGGGGTCCACGTTGAAATCCAGCGCCCACATCAGCGGCAGCACCGGATCCGCCTCGGCCTTCGTTACGTTGATCTTTCGGTCGAAGGCGTGGTACACCTGCCCGGCGCTGACATTCAGATAAGCGCCCAGCACTTCCTGCTGAAAGAACCGCTCGTCGTAGCTGCTCTTCAGCCGCTCGTAGTAATCCGGAATCTGATCGAGTAAGAACCGGTTCTCGTAAGCCGGCGCCAGAATCGCTTCGTAACCTTCCACCGGCTCCTGTATGAAGCGCTTGTATACCCAGTCGAAGCCTTTCGGCGTCCACACCGCGCATCCACACAGCTTTTTCGCCTTGGGATCTCGCAATCGCCCTTCGAGCCTGAGCCACGCCTCTTCCGCCGTGTAAGTCAGCTCGTCAACGGCGAACCACGCCAGGTTCGTGCCGCGCAGCCGCTCGAATTCATCCAGCGATCGGACCAGGATCTTCGATCGCACCTCATTCAGCGTCAGCAGATTCTCCGCTTTATTGAAGTCATACGGTATCCTGTTCGCGTTCAGAATCTCGAACAGCGTGCTCAGTGTTGCGTCTCGCAACATCGGATACGTCGGGGCTCCGATCAGGCCCGGCCTCCCGGGATTCAAATACGCCAGCCGAATCGCCTCCTGACAAAGAGCCTGGCTCTTTCCCGACCCGATTGGCCCGGAAAACCCTTTGAAGCGCGCCTTCGAGTTATGGAACTTCTCCTGGGATGGCAGCGGCGCGTAACCTATGGTTCGGGTTCGGATGCCTTCTTCGGTTCGCACCATGTCACTCTGATCTCCGTCAGCGGTTCTTCGTCCGCCAGTTCGCGTTCCAGTTGCACAAGCCGGATGAACTCCGACAAGGTGGGCTTGAAGTCTTTCGCGTCAAGCTTCTCCCTGATCGCTTCCACCACGGCCGAAATCATCTTCCGTCCAAACTGCACGTTATCCTTCGCCTTCGCCGGCGTTCTCTCGCTCCTCCCCGCCCCATTCCTTTTCTCTTCTGCTTTGTGCCTGCTCATAACTCCCTTTACGCCCCCACATTACTCCCGAGGCCGTTCGGCTCTGCCGGAAAATTTCGATGAAATGATAGAAAACAGGGGAGATATAGTTCCTGCAAGCCCTGTGACCGGCTCTGGCCACAGCCCCACATTTACACCTGTTAATGAATTGGTTGATTTCCGGAAGCTACTCGCTCGATGGGGGGCAGGGCCTCGCCCTGCGGCGGGCTCTCAGCCCGCCTCTACGGGCAACGGCTCCAATTGCATCGCTTCGCTCGACTTCTGAATAGCCATGCAAGCCGTGTCGAGCGGCAGAACGGAGCGCCAGTCGTGCACCAGCCTCTTGTACTCCTCGCCCACCGGCCGAATCTTCCGATTCAGATCGTACAAGCCCAACGGGTTAACATTGCCGTTGTTCTCCCGCAGCGCGGTATCCCAGTCAATCTGATCCGTAAGGCTGTACCACGTGAAGCCCAGGATGGGCACGCCATGGTGCTTCAGCAGCGCCATATTCGCCCACTCCTTCCACAACCACCCCGGCGCGCGGTCCACTTCAGCCAGATTCGTCTCCGTATGCATCACCGGCAGATGATAGCGGTCGTAATATTGCTTCGTGATGATGTAATACCCGAACACCTCTCCG